GGTAATTTGGTAATCGGTAACGAATTATCATTTGGTGGTTTAGCGGGTGATGAATTTGGGAACACGCGTATTATTGAGAGGCGTTATACTGCAGGTGATTCCAGAAATGAATTAGTTATCTTTAAGGGTAATGACGGTGGTGCGGGTGATACTGCACCTGATAGAATCAGACATATCGCGGCTGAACACGTGTTCCAAACATATAATAGTTCTGGTGATACCCTTTATGGTACTGGTGAGATATTGGCTACTATGGACGGGCAAACCAACCGCGCTCTCACTATCACAGATCTTGGAGCTTCAGGTATAGTTGTAATCGGGGGTAATAGAGATACAGCCAAGAATAGAGAATCGAGTACCAGGTTAGTTGTCAATGGTGATATTGAGTTCGATGGTGGTGGTTCTTTCAAACTGTCCGGTTTAGAGTTTTCTACCTCAGATTCAGGTTACAATATTATTAGGAATGTGAAGGATGGTGCTACACGTCGTCCACTTACATTTGTTCACGAAGTGACTAGTACGAGTGACTCTGAATTCGCACGATTTGATGTAAATGGAAGATTTGGTTTGGGTACCACGTCACCAACGTCTAACATACATGTGTACGACACAACCCCTGGTGATGTGGATATCATGAAACTCCAGAGTATCGGTAACAATAAACAAACCAATGTACTCCTATACACCAACAATGGTGAAGGTGGTATAATCAGGGGATTCAGTAATATTGAAAATAAAACTACGGGACTCGCTCTAGCTGTATCCAATAATAACACTATTACAACTTGTCTTAACATTGTTAACACAAGTAATGTAGGTGTGGGAACACCATCACCCGCTCGTCAGTTCCATGTGGTTGATCATAGAAATCCAGCTCTTGGTCAAACTGGTACTATGAGAGTAGAGAGTGTATCCTCAAACGCCAGTATAGAACTCACAACCACCGGAGGTAACTCTAACATTTATGCAGACACTACAGGTAATATATATATTCAACCTTCTCAAAGTGTAAGCCCTGTGACATTTTTTAAGGGTTCGGTTGACATTGACGGTGATATAAAAGTATCAGGAACTATAGATTTCAATACTCTTAATGTTGGTGGCGAAGGTGGTGCTGGTCTTGATATTAGTGGTGGTCTAATAAGTAGTTCCGCAGAAGTTACTCGTAAAACATATTCTAAAAAATTTTCAATTGCTGACGGTCTTGCTAAAGATATTCAATTGATTTTTGGTACGGGTGCCTTCTATGCCAAGGTTGTAGCGATGTTGAGAAGAACCGATGGTTCAACGACAAAGGATATAAACACCATGGTTCTTGAAGTCCAAGGAGGTTCTGGTGATGAGGGCACTCCATCCGACATTGACGTAGCTGTGGGTACGAAGAACATCTTCGGTGGCACAAATAGCTTCCCATGGAGTCCAACTGTCACGACTGGTACGAGGGGTATAAATATCACGCCATACAATATTGATGGTACACGTGTATATTCCTTTGATATTTCAGTGGAATTGATGACATCATCTAGTGGTAAACTGTCAAAAATCACACGTGATATTTCAAGTGCGTTTGCCAACCTTGACAATGACAATGGTGGTCAAACAGTTATTACAACTTTTAACTACTAATCAATTTTACCATTTGGGGAAGACCCAAAGGTAGAATCAAACTATTAATTATGCCCTGATGGAATCAGAGACGGCTAAGAAAAGAACGCCGACAATGAAAGCCATGACGACATAATTACACTCACTTTCTTCGAGGCCAGCTTCGGGCTTGACCTCAGCCTTTTTTGTGACGACAGGTTGCTCCTGTCGCACGTGAGGTTCCAGATCCTCCAATGGACAGCAACCTATCATTTATACTTTAGTTAGAGATTAATTTCCGTTTTCTTCTTTCTCCGGGTTCTCTTTGCCTTGGATCCACCAACTGCAACCTCTTTAATCTCACCACCGGTGGATTCTCCTGAAATAGAGACAATGTCAGAGACATCGTCGTCATCCTGATCAAGTGCCGAGGCTGAATTGTTGCTTGGCATGGAGGTGTTCATTGGTGGGGGTGGGGGCATCATCACACCCCCCATGAGGCTGGAAATGTCAATTCCAGGACCCTGCATCTCATATTGGCCAGTACCACCGACAGGTGCTGCATCAGCAGATCCTGAGGGTGCACGAGTTGTGTTTTGAACCGCGGACATCATATTCTTCACGAGATCTGGGTTCTGCTTGAGAACATCGTTCATATTGGGGAGGGCACTCTTGAACATGGAGTTTGTGAGGTGGAACATCATCGCCGAACCACCTAACATCATGATGAGCTTGACCTCTGGAGCAACGTTCACCTTGGATCTATACTTTACGTAAAGCTCTTCGAAGACACCATCATAGTCGTCAACCCCCTCCATCACAGACTCAGACCAACCCTCTAGTTGAATTTCAAATGGGTTGTAGCGTTTATTAAGGAACTCCAATCCAGTGACACAGGCCACAAGCATACGACGAGAGAAACGAACCGACTGTTCAACATCAATACTATATGTAATTCTCTTGACTTCTGTACGAAGTTCTTCAACGTTGGAGTAGGCGTTCAACCTCTTATTGACAGCAAACCCTTTCTTCTCAAGCCGACCCAACTTATTAATGAGGTCCGCCTTCTCTTCATCCACCGAGCTGTATCCCTTGGATGGTGCCTCCTCACTATGGGGTCCTGGACCATCATCAGCATCATCAAAAAACATTGGTTCATCTTCACCGTAATCAATCTCCTCGTCCATCTGTGGTTGGGTAGGAGCCGACTGTTTGTTTGGGTTGACAAAAGCATCCATAGACTCTTGGTGTTGATGCTGTTGCATGGGTGGTTTGTTGGCTACAGGACGACGTACAGGCTGAGGACGAGGACTGGAAATTTCAATTTCATCCATGAGGGCTTGTTCGTCTGCATCCAACTTCATAACATTTGTAGTTCCACGATCAATGACAATTTCTTCGTCCATCTACTCTCTGTAGGGAAACTATTAAATTACCTTTAACGCACTTTTAAAAAATATATTTGTACATTATAAATGTATAAGCTTAACCGTTCCAACCGTAATGCTCTGATCAGTATTTTCACCCTGGTCGCTGTGATCTTTGTTCTCGGAATTTTCAAAACCACCAGCAAGTATCAACCTAGACCAATTGTCATCAAAACTGTTAACGATAAATCAATCTTTGACCTTGAAGATCGCATCGAGTGTGTCCCTGGTCACACCAGTGAGGGTAGCGCTTACACCAAGAGTCTGACTCCAGGTGGCCTCTGTGGTGCCCAAAAACTCGTGTCCGAGCAAGCTGGCTACGAGATTGAGGATGGAATTGGTGGATCTTTAATCTAAGTTATTATAAATGGCTTTGGTTACTTCCCCCCAAACTATTCCAGATCTTGATCATGAATATCATATCATAACCACCGATTCTATTGGTCAAGACAGCGCCAACACTTTTACTTGCCACCTCCAGCAGCCCCTCAAGAATGTGGTTCAGGCTAGACTCCTCGCAGCTCATATTCACTCCAATGTTGTAACAGAACACTGTTATGTTTCCATTGACGAGCTAGATACCATCTTTAACGACAGGGCTTCTAATGTTCTCACAGGTCAATCCCACATGAGTATGATTAGGGGTTCTTTCGCGAGTATCATCACGGATGGTACAACACATGATGGCGGTAATTCATTGATCTCATTTAAGGATAATTACCCCATCGTGACTCAGTATATAGACCCTATTAGAAGAATTGATCGTCTCGGTATTACGATTAGAGATCAGAACGGCGCCACCATCAAAAATTCTACGGATAATGGTGCTAATTTTTTAGTTTTTAGATTTATGTGTAGAAAACCAAACTTGTAATTTTCTCCCTTTAAAGTAGTAATAACATGTCTTCGGGTATAGTTCAACTTGTAGCTATCGGCGCTCAGGATGAGTACATCATGGGTAACCCAGAGATATCGTTTTTTAATTCCACGTTTAAAAGACATTCTAATTTTTCACAATCCGTTGAGAAGCAGACGATACGCGGAGATGTGAAAAATAATTCAATGTCAAGTGTCCAGATTGAAAAGTCTGGTGATATGCTTGGCTACATCTATATGACTATTGATGATACAAATCAAGCTTTAGATACTTCTCGTTGGGATCTTCTCATTGATAAAATTGAACTCCTGATAGGTGGTTCTGTCATTGATACACAAGATTCCATTTTTACCGAAAAGATTGCCATAGATACATTTGCTCAAAATGTTTCTAGAAGTGCACTCGGTACACACCCTGGTGTGAGTGCACGTTCTTACTTTTACCCCCTTCGCTTCTTCTTTTGTGAGGGTCCACAGTGTGCACTCCCTCTCGTGGCTCTCAACTACCACAATGTTGAGCTTAGAATTCACTGGGGTGAACAGGCAGCCAACTATAATTTTGAAATGTATGCAAACTACTACTATTTAGATAACGAAGAGAGGGGTAACATGGCTACCCGAACCCACGATCTTCTGATCACACAGGTGCAGAAAAATATCCCAGGTGGTGAGACCACACAGGATCTGATATTCAATCACCCAGTTAAATATCTCGCGTCGTCTGATACCCGTATTGACGGTGCCCTCACTTCACCAACAAATAAAATAAAATTAAGCATAAACGGAGTTGAATTAACCAATTATAAATGGGGTAAACCCCACTTCATTGATGTTATGAGCTACTATCATACAAACAATGTGACATCCCCAGATTTCTTCCTCTACTGCTTCTGTCTCATTACAAGTTCACTTCAACCAACGGGTACCCTAAACTTCAGTAGAATTGAATCAGCCAAAATCATGAGTGAAACTTTACCTATAGAAGACCCAATTTATGCAGTCAACTACAATATCCTTCGTGTGCAAAATGGGATGGCGGGCCTCCTCTATGCAAATTAATTTACCACCCTATATTAAATGGTCAAGAACTTGCCGACAGTGGAGAGATCTACCAAGATTAGGTTTGGTAAGAATGTCCCAGATTCCACTGATCAGGAGGAAAATACCATTGTCTTCAACGCAAGTAATGTTTTAGTTCCAACACCATATAGTAACGCTGTATATTTGTCACCTATCAGGAACAGGAGTAATTATCAAGCTCCCGAGATTGTACTTCTAATGTATGACCGAAATACAAAGGAAATTACAGAATCTGGGGAATCCGCAAATGCCCTAATAGGTGGTGTGACACTTAATACAGCTGTAGCACGAAGTAATATTACTTCAAACACTGTTCAGTTTGTGGGTGGGGGTATGTTAAATAATAACGTTGGTTTCGTCACAGATTCAAATGTTGGTATTTCAAACTTAAATCCCCAACATACATTGAGTGTTGGTTCAAACCTCTACGTAGATGAGTTTGGTTCAAATGTCCTCGTTGTTTCGGGTAATGTCGCTATTTTAGATAACCTCGTTGTTGA